GCCCTTCCTCGAGGTGATGGAGACCGGCCGTTCCATCCGCGGCAAGCGCGTTTATCTGGCCGAATACAAGCGCTACGTCGAACAGACGGTGATTTACGACAAGGCCTACCACATCATCATGGCGATTATGCGCGACATCACCGAGGAGGAGTATCCGGCGGTAGCCCGGATGGTGGCCAAGGAGATCGGCATTGACCTGTTTGACGATACCACCTATGAAGCCTGCCGCCTAATGTACTGGCCCTCCACCTCCGCAAATGGCGAGTTCTTCTACAAAACCAAGGAAGGCCCGCTGCTGGACCCGGATGCCTACCTCGCCAAGTACGCCGATTGGCATGACGCTTCCACCTGGCCGGTTTCCTCCCGCCAGTCCGAAGTGGTGCGCCGGAGCATCACCCAACAGGCCGACCCCTTGGAAAAGCCCGGCATCGTGGGCGCCTTCTGTCGCGCCTACACCATTGAGGAAGCCATCGAAGCCTTCCTCGTCGATGTCTACGAACCGTCCACCATGAACGGGCGCTATGACTACATCCCCGCAGACTCCGCCGCCGGCGTGGTGGTGTACGATGGGAAGTTCGCCTACAGCCACCACGCCACCGACCCAGTCTGCGGCAAGCTGTTAAACGCCTTCGACCTGGTGCGGCTCCATAAATTCCGGGAGCTGGACGAGAACGCGGGGCTGGACACCCCGCCGGGCAAGCTGCCCTCCTTCAAAGCCATGAGCGACCTTGCCCTGGCGGACGATAAGGTCAAGACGGTCTTCGCCGAAGAGCGCATCGCCCAGGCCAGCGCCGAGTTTTCCGATGAGGACTGGCAGAACGGCCTGGAGCTGGACAAGTCCGGCCATGTGAAGAACACCCTGCACAACCTGACCCTCATTCTGGAGAACGACCCCAACCTCAAGGGCGTGGTGTTCAACCAGCTCCTGGACGGAATGGAGATCAAGGGCGAGGTACCCTGGAAGCACCCCTCCAAGTTCTGGCGGGACGCCGATGACGCCCAGCTCATCAGCTATGTGGACACCCATTACGGCACCTTCTCCGCCCGGAACTACGATATCGCCGTGACCAAGGTAGCGGATGACCGGGCCTATCACCCCATCCGAGAGTTCATCGAGAGCCTGCCGGAGTGGGACAAAGTCCCCCGCGTGGATACGCTGCTGATGGATTACCTGGGCGCCGGCGACACCGCTTATGTCCGGGCAGTGACCCGGAAGACCCTCTGCGCCGCCATCAGCCGGGTACTGCGTCCGGGCTGCAAGTTTGACTCCATGCTGGTGCTCAACGGCCCCCAGGGCGTGGGCAAGAGCACCCTCATCGCCAAGCTGGCCGGAGAGTGGTTTTCGGACAGCCTGAACCTGGGCGACACCAAGGACAAGACCGCCGCCGAGAAGCTCCAGGGGTACTGGATTTTGGAGATCGGCGAACTGGCCGGGTTGAAGAAAGCCGAGGTGGAAACCCTGCGCTCCTTTCTCTCCCGGCAGAACGACATCTACCGTGCTGCCTTTGGCAAACGGGCCACGCCCCATCTGCGTCAGTGCGTGTTCTTCGGTACCACCAACGCCGAGTCCGGCTATCTGCGGGACACCACCGGCAACCGCCGCTTCTGGCCGGTCAAGACCCCCGGCAGCGGGAAGAAGCAGTCCTGGAACCTGACCCACGAGGAGATCCTACAGATCTGGGCGGAAGCCCTCGTGTATGTGCGGCAGGGTGAGAAGCTCTACCTCTCTCCCGAAATGGACGCGCTGGCCAAAGATGAGCAGCGGGAAGCCATGGAGTCCGATGAGCGCGAGGGGCTGGTACGGGAGTACCTGGACACCCTGCTGCCGGAACGCTGGGCGGAGATGGACCTCTTTGAACGCCGCAACTTCCTCACCGGCTCCGACTTCGGCGGTCTGCAGGAGAAGGGGACGGTGAAGCGCACCAACGTGTCCAATATGGAGATCTGGTGCGAGTGCTTCGGCAAGGAACGGGCCAACCTGCGCCGCACCGACAGCAATGAGCTGACGAGCATCCTGGCGCGGCTGGGCTGGAAACGGGAGGAGAGCAAGGTGCGCATCCCCCTCTATGGGCCGCAGTACGTCTTTGTTCCGAAGGGGTGTTCCCAATGAAGATATGCTCAGGCACAAAATCCGGGAACAAGTTCCCAGGGGCAGCTCCGCACTTTGGAACCCCCGCCGGAACACCCCATGGGAACGGTGGAAGCCCCATAAGCGGCAAGGAAAACCGGCTTCCTTGTTCCTGTGTTCCCAACATTTCTTATATATCGAAAGATGTAAGAAATAGAGGTCATCAGCACGCAAAACACGCATATACGCGCATAAGGGGATTTTTCGGTTCCCGGAACACAGGAGGCCGATATGCGGGAGAAAGCCATTGAAGCCAAGCTGGTGAAGGCCGTCCGAATCATGGGCGGTCTCGCACCCAAGTTTATAAGCCCTGGGTTTGATGGAGTGCCAGACCGCCTGGTGCTCCTCCCCAAGGGGAAAATCGCCTTCATTGAGCTGAAAGCGCCCGGCAAGGCGCTCCGGCCTTTGCAGATAAGGCGGAAGCAGCAGTTGGAAGCCCTGGGCTTTCCGGTGTACCGCATCGACAGCCCAGAGCAGATTGGAGGGATACTCGATGAAATACAGTCCTCATAAATACCAGACCTACGCCACGGACTTAATCCTGGAGCATCCCGTTTCGGCGGTCTTCCTGGACATGGGCCTCGGCAAGAGCGTCATCACCCTGACTGCCATCTTCGACCTCTGCTTGGACAGCTTCCTGGTCCGTAAGGTGCTGGTCATCGCCCCGCTCCGCGTGGCTGCGGACACATGGCCCGGTGAGATCGAGAAGTGGGATCACCTGCGAGGGCTTACCTACTCGGTCGCGGTCGGCAGCGAAGCCCAGCGCAAGGCGGCGCTCCTGCAGAGGGCCAGCGTGTACA